GCAAGCAAATATTCCAATGATCGTGACTAATCACACCTATGATGTCATCGGTGCTTATGTTCCTACTAAAGAGATGGGTGGTGGTTCTGGTCTTAAGTATGCCGCTTCTACTATCATATATCTTAGTAAGAAGAAAGAAAAAGATGGAACGGAGATTGTTGGAAACATTATTAAGGCAAAGACTGCTAAGTCACGTTTAAGTAAAGAAAATCAAGATGTAGAGATTCGTCTTTTCTATGATGAACGGGGTCTAGATCGATACTACGGATTGCTTGAACTTGGAGAACTTGGTGGACTTTGGAAAAATACCGCAGGGCGTTATGAGATTGATGGGAAAAAAATCTATGGAAAGCAAATTCTTGCTAACCCAGAAGAATATTTCACTGAAGAAATAATGAACAAACTTGATGCAATTGCAAAACAACAATTCTCTTATGGAACGAATTGAGACCACTATTCTCCGAAATTTAGTATTTAATGAAGATTACTCGCGTAAAGTCATACCTTTTATACAACCAGAATACTTTGAGCAGAAAACCGAAAAGGTCATTTTTGAAGAGATTGTTCAGTTTATTGTTAAGTACGGTTCGGCAATCACAATTGAAGCACTTGGAATTGAAGTAGAAAATAGAACCGACTTAACAGAAGATCAGATCAAAGAAATTAGGGAAATCAACAAGACTTTAAACGATTCTCCTGTCGATAAAACTTGGTTGCTTGATATTACTGAGAAATGGTGTCGTGATCGTGCAATCTATTTGGCACTTATGGAGTCCATTCATATTGCCGATGGTAAAGATGATAAGAAGAACAGAGATGCTATTCCTAGCATTCTTTCAGACGCTCTTGCTGTCAGTTTTGACAATAATATAGGACACGATTATTTAAATAACTATGAAGAGAGATACGAGTACTACCATAGAAAGGAGGATAAAATTGAATTTGATCTTGAATACTTTAACAAAATTACCAAAGGCGGTCTCCCTAACAAGACTCTTAATATCGCTCTTGCTGGTACGGGTGTCGGGAAGTCTCTATTCATGTGCCATGTTGCTAGCTCCGTCTTGCTCCAAGGACGGAACGTTCTGTACATTACGTTGGAAATGGCAGAAGAAAAAATTGCTGAGCGAATTGACGCAAATCTCCTGAATGTTCCCATTCAGCAACTTGAAGAACTTCCCAAATCAACCTTTGAAAATAAGGTAACAAATCTTGCAAAGAAAACTAGTGGATCACTTATAATTAAAGAGTATCCAACTGCTTCTGCGCATAGTGGACATTTCAAGGCACTTCTTAACGAACTTGCACTTAAGAAGTCATTTAGACCTGATATTATTTTCGTCGATTACCTTAATATTTGCGCTTCCAGCAGGTATAAAGGAAACAGCAATATCAATTCATATACATTTGTTAAAGCAATTGCTGAGGAACTTAGGGGGCTCGCAGTTGAGTTTAATGTCCCAATTGTCTCCGCCACTCAGACCACTCGTTCAGGTTATGGTAATTCTGATGTTGAACTTACTGATACTTCTGAGTCCTTTGGTCTCCCTGCTACTGCTGACCTTATGTTTGCCCTTATTAGCACTGAAGAGTTGGAACAACTTGGGCAGATTATGGTGAAACAACTTAAGAATCGTTATAATGATCCTACTATCTACAAGCGTTTTATTGTGGGTATTGATAGGGCAAAAATGAGACTTTACGATTGCGAACAATCTGCTCAGAATGACATCCTTGACAAAGGGAACGATGACGAGTATGATTATGAAGAAACAAAACCTAAAAAATCGTTTGAGGGATTTAAATTTTAATGGAAACTGCTAAACATGTTAATTTTGATAGGTACGCCGAGTTTGTGGATGCTGTAACTTCTGATGCATCTAAAGACTTTGTTGCTCTATCTGATCGTTTGGTTGCCCTTGATGAGAAAGGTGCAAATATTGAACGCCTTCTGACTGCCTCCGTTGGTATTAATGCTGAGGGTGGTGAGTTTATGGAAATCGTGAAGAAAATGATTTTTCAAGGAAAACCTTATAATGAAGATAATCGTGAGCATTTGATTATTGAACTTGGTGATATTATGTGGTATGTTGCCCAAGCTTGTATGGCACTAGGTGTTACTCTTGATGATGTAGTTGCTCGTAATGTCCAAAAACTTCTTAAGCGTTATCCAGAGGGTGCGTTTGATGTTTATTTCTCTGAAAACCGTGCTGCTGACGACCGATGACTGAAGAAAAACAAGTAACAATCAAAATGGACCTTCGTTCTGCTGCGGCAGTTCGACAAATTCTTTTTGAATCTCAAAAAGGATATACCTATAATCGAGCAAGTGTTCCTCCTAGAATTAATGATATTCGTGAAGTAATTTATGATCTAGATGATAAAATTTCTTGTGCTATTGATCCAGAATAAATATTTGAAAAAATGTCTTTGATTGGAAAAAGAAAAGGAAGACCTACTACAAGAACTCAATTTGATTCTATTCTCAAAAGATTTTTAATTTTTTTGAAAAGAGAATTGCGAGTTAATTATGATATTCCAATCATACTTATTGATGATGTTGAATTTTCGAAACAGAAAAAATCTTTTGGTATGATCAATGACAACATAATTTATATTAGTGTTGTAAATAGGCAACCAATTGATATTTTAAGAACAGTTGCTCATGAATTTGTTCATTATAAGCAAATGATTGAAGGTAAATCCATGAATGGAAGCGTTGGAAGTTCTATTGAAAACCAAGCAAATTCTAAATCGGGCGAAATAATGAGAAAATATGGGCAATTGCATCCTGAATTATTTGACCTGATGTCTATTAGGTGATATAATTCTTTTACTGGGGAATTAGCTCATTTGGTAGAGCATCGCCTTTGCACGGCGGGGGTAAGGGGTTCGAGTCCCCTATTCTCCATAATACTAAATACTTTATAAAGTATGTAAAAATACACTTATATAAAGTAATGAAAATATTTTCAAAATTTATAGTAGAGGCTACTATTGCTTCACAACAAGCAAAAAGATTAGGTCTTGTTGGTGATGGGCATGGTGGTTGGTATAATAGAGCTACTGGAGAGTTTGAAGCTAAGACTGTTGGTAGTCAACTTCAGTATTTTAATAAAAGGCAAAAGATACCAGGAAAAGATTCAAAACAAACACCAAGGGAAAAACAAATTGCTTCTCCTGGATATAATGATCCAAATATTGCTCAACAAATACCTCAAGAACAAATACCTCAAGAACAAATACCTCAAGAACAAATACCTCAAGAACAAATACCTCAATCTTTCATACCTGTAGAAAAAAATAAAGGAATTTTGACAATTGTTTTTGGAAGATTTAATCCACCAACAATTGCTCATCAAGATTTATTGGATGCTGCATTAGAATATTCAATGCAGGATAATAGTGATTATATTATTGTACCTTCAAGAAGTTTTGATCCTAAAAAGAATCCATTAGATCCTGACTCTAAAATATTTTATATGAGAAAAATGTTCCCCGATCATAGTGAAAGAATAATCAATGATCCAAATCAGGTAACAATATTTGATACATTAAAAAAATCTCATAATGATGGATATTCTGGTATACGAATAATATGTGGAATGGAAAGAGTTAAGGAATTTGAAAATCTTTCTAATAATTATAATGGACAATTATATCAGTTTGATTCTATTGAAGTATTACCTGTTGGAGAATTTGATCCTGATAGTAAAAAAGTTGATAATATTTCTTCGTCAAGATTAAGATTGGCTGCTGCTGAAGGAGATATAATGACATTTAGAGATTTATCTCCACAGACATTAACAAATAAAGAGGTGATTCAATTATTTGATTTAGTTCGTCAGGGAATGAATATTGAACAAATTCAGCAAGAAGGATATAATGTATGGGAAATAGCACCAAAATTTGATCTACAATGTTTAAGAGAAAATTACATTAAAGAATCCATTTTTAAAGTTGGTACTCATGTTGAAAATTTAAATACAGGTCTTAATGGTAAAATTATTCGTAGAGGTACTAATTATCTTATCTGCGTTACTGAAGATGGTATAATGTTTAAATCTTGGATTAAGGATGTTTTAGAAGCATATACAGAAACTAAGATGTCTAGAAAAATGAGAGTTCCCGGAAAAAGAAATACATTGATTGGGACTGATGGATATAGAAAAAATGTAATGGATATAATGGGAGTAAGTAATATTAAGAATTTCATAAATAAAAATAGAAAGAAGTAAAGTTAAAAAAGTTTTCTCATGAAAAAGCATATTGCTGAAGATTTACCTGCAAGAAAATTTCCACAAGCATCTTTATCTAAAGATAATCAAAAATCTGCAGACAATGATAAAGGTGAACAAGGATCTAAAAGTCCTGAGCAAAAAGTAAGGCAAGCTGTATATGATATTCGTTATCGTGCAAGAAGAGAAGATATTCCTTTAAGACAAGCTTACACTCAATACATGCAAAATAGTTCTTTAGCAGAGCAAGAAAAATCATTAGTTCGTGAAAAATTATTTGGTAAAGGTGGAATTGTTAAAGAAAATTACATAGAAGATGTTTCTAAATTGGCGTCAATTTCAGTTGCAAAAACACTTTACAAAGTTTTTGCTGAAAAGAAAGACGAAGATATTAATATCGATAATCTTAAGAATGAATTAGAAGAAGCATCACATTTAAACAAATATAATAAGGGATCTGATAGAAAATATAAAGTTAGAGTTACAGATAAGAATGGAACAAGTTATGTCAGATTTGCAAGTCGTGAAAAAATTAATTCACTTAGATCAAATCCAAATATCCAATCAGTTGAGATGACTGAGTACGGTGAACCCTATGAAGGTGAAAAGAATAAAGGTGAAAGAACTGCAGCAGCAAAATCAGGTAAAGACTGGGATGGTGATGGTAAAAAAGAAAGTCCAGCAAAAGAACATGCAGGAGTAGTTCATAATGCTATTCAAAGAAAAAGAGGTGGAACTCCAGATGGTAAGGATACTTCCAATGTAAAGGAAGAATTTATTGGTGAGGTAACGGATAATAATTCTATTATTGATGTAAAAGGTAAAAAAAAACCAAATAAAATTACCGTTTATCATAATGGAAAAACTAGAGATGAAATGACAGAAAATGCATATTCAAAATTTTTGGGATTATTAAATGAAAGAAAAATGAAAGAATTTGAAGTGCAAAAAGAAAAACAACTGAAATCAAAATATGATGATTCTCAGATGAAAAAAAATATGATAGATCAATATGGAAAAGATAAAGGAACTAAAGTTTATTTTGCAACTATTCGCAAACAAGCTATGAAAGAAGAATCTTGTGATAAAACTGAACCAAAAAATTTAGATATGAAAGATTCTTCAGATGATATCAGATCTATCCCTACAAAAGTAAATCTTTTTAAAAATAAATTAAGAGCAACTGGAATTAAAATTTGATTTTGAAATAATAATTTCTAAATAGTTTGGAAATTATTGGAGAAAAATTATGGCGACATTTGTAAGTGTAGTAAGACCTATTTTAATTCAAATAGCAACCAATCCTGCAGTTAAAAATCTTGTACTTGACTTATTGAAGAAATATGTTAATAGTACAGATAATTCTATAGATAATGCTGTTTATGAACTTGTAAAAGATAGAATTTTTACTCCCCAATAATAGAGTAAATAAAATATACATTTAGGAGACTATATTTAAAAGTCTCCTTTTTTTATAAATATCAATATAAAGATATTAAGGGTAAAAAACATGGCTCTTTGGGGCAATAAGGATTTAGTCTATTCGGCGGGAACGATTTCTGTTAATCTTGGTACAAAAACTGTTACAGGATCTTCTGGCGTGGTTACGTTTACAAATTCTGGTATTAAAACTGGAGATGTAATTACGGTTGGAACTGGAGCAACTTATGGATATGCTGTTGTAACTGGATTTACTTCAACAACAATTTCGATTGCTTCGACTGATTATTTTGTACCTGGAATTACAACTGTTCCTGCTGGAGCATCGTATATAGTTTCTCAAGAACCTGTATATAATTTACATAATTCGATTTATAGAGCACCAGAATCTAAAACTACAGGATTTTCAACAAGTCCAGTTTTCACTGGAGTTTTTGGTGTTGATGCAGTTGAAGTTGGAGTTGCTTCTACAATTTCTGTTGGTGGAAAAGCTGCAGCATATGCGGTTGCTCACAGTGGATGGGTTGGAATAATGACTTACACAGATACTCATGGAAATTTAAGAGTAAAGAGTGAAGTATTTGTTGCTGGTGGTATTTCTACAGTTTCATCCAATGATGCGCCAGATGATACTAGATATCCAGATAGTTGATAAAATTTTATGAGATTTGAAGAACTGAATAAAGATAATTATTTGTTATTTGCCATCAAATTTTATGATAATCCTCAATCTTTAACGAAAGAGGATTTTGATAATGATCTGAAAAGGTTTAAATACATTAAAAGACTTTTAAATAGGTATAAAAATACAAAAAATATTGATGATTTAAAAGTTCATTTAATATTAAATCATTTGATAGTGTTATTTAATGTTTTTAATGATGCTACAGTTCCCCTATTGTTTTATAATTTAGATCAATCTCATTGGTCTATAATTAAAAGTTTTTTAATCTTTTTGAATCGCTTACCAGAATACCCTAAGACATCAATTAATAATATTAAAGAAGACAAAGATTGTTTATCATTATTGCAATCAATTTAATGGACAAAATAGATAAAATTATCTTAATAATTAAAAATATTCGTGAAGAAACGATAACAACTTCCAGTACAGCAGGTAAAGCTGGTTTTGGTGGAAGTTCTCAGGGGTTTGACCCCGGACCTACTGCTGGTTATGATAAACTTCTTGATGGTAGAAGTGCAATTGCCAAGAGACTTCCACCACCATATAGAAAAGCATTGCAAAAGACAAAGACTAAAACGTAAGAAAAATGTTTAGCCAAGGATCTAAATTAGCGGTTCTTGAATCAAAACTCAGCATGTACGAAGAACTTTCCAGAGAGATGCTAGCAAAGCTAGAATCTGCAGTTGACAAAATATCAGAAAGTAATAATAAGATAGCGACAATTCTTACAAAACACGATGAAAGAATCGATCAGAATTATAAGAGTGATCAAGTAATCATTAAAATGGTTGAGGATTTAAAGAGGGAAAGTAAAGAAAATTGTTCTATAGTATCTAAAAGAATTGATAAACTTGAGGAAGATGTCCAGGAGATTGGTAAGATAAAGTGGATGACCGTTGGATGTGGTGTTCTTTTAGCAGTTCTTACTACAGCATTTTCAACGTTAGCATCGGGGTGGTGGACACCATCAGAAATGCAAATGCAAAGACAGGGGCATCTGCATCAGCAAAACACTCCTGATTGACGGTTCCATAATCTTGTGTTAAACTAGAATCCCTGATAACTTTGTGAATGGATTTTATTGACTCAAAATACATAGGTCTTATTTCGTCAAGGTTGCATAAATTTAAAAGGGTAAAAACGGACCTCTACAACTTCCGCTGCCCTCTTTGCGGTGATTCGCAGAAGAACAAAAATAAAACAAGAGGATATCTTTATCCTGTTAAGAATAATACTAATTTTAAATGTCATAATTGTGGTGCTAGTTTATCTTTCAATAATTTTCTAAAAGAGTTAGATCCAATTCTCCATAAGCAATATACAATGGAGAAGTTTAAGGAAGGGCATACTGGTAAGAATTTTGTTGTGGAGGAACCTAAGTTTGAGTTTACTAAACCAGTTTTTAAAAAGAAATTAGATCTCCCAAAAGCATCAGAAGTTCCTGTTGCTAAGGAATACTTAGAGAAACGAAAACTAGATCCAGAAAAGTTTTATTTTGCTCATAAGTTTAAAGAATGGGCAAATACTCAGAAAAAAACTTTTAGTAAAATTAATTATGAGGAACCACGGATAATTATACCTCTATACGATTTTGATAATAACTTTATCGGATTTCAGGGAAGATCTCTCTCCCCAAACTCTGTTAAATATATCACCGTGATGTTGAGTGAAGATTCACCAAAAATTTATGGACTCAATACAATTAAAAAGGATGAGACCGTTTATGTTACCGAAGGTCCATTTGACAGCACGTTTGTTCGCAATTCGATTGCTATGTGTGGAGCTGATGCTGATATCAGCAATTTCGGTTTTGGTAGGGTTGTTTGGATTTATGATAACGAACCACGAAATAAAGAGATTGTCGATAGAATCTCAAAAACAATTAATCGTGGAGAAAATGTCGTTATCTGGCCGACAACAATTCAGCAGAAGGATATTAATGATATGATTCTTGCTGGACTTAATGTTATGGATATGTTAGAATTAAATACCCACTCAGGTTTAGAAGCAAAAATTAAGTTTAACAACTGGAAAAAAATATGAGCAACGGAACAAAAGTCGTTAAAAGGAATGGAAAAACTGAATCTCTTGATCTGAACAAATTACACGTAATGGTAGAAGAAGCGTGTAAAGATCTTGCAAACGTTTCTGCATCTCAAGTTGAAATGCAGTCTGGTATTCAGTTT